TAACCCTTACCTATCTTTGATGCGTACAGGTCGCTTGCAGGATGCATTTGATCTTACCAAGCGCTTGATCCCAGAGGAATTTGGTAGCAAGATGTCTGGCGCTAGTGAGCTTGACGGCACATTGGCTAAAAGCGACATTTTCAACTTCTACAATCCTTTGCACAGCATGATGTGGCAAGCCCAACATCTCAAAGAGATGGGTCTTAGCGACGAAGAGATTGCTGGCAAGCTTGAGAAAATCAACGGCTACGGAGATCGTACCGCCTTTGAGAAGAGCATCGCTACAGTCTTTTATCCATTCTCATTTAACAAGACTCTCTACCGCAACATCGGTGGTTACATCCTAGATAACACAGGTAAAGCAGCAATCCTTAATCAGGCTTTACAGGTATATCAGCATGGCGTCAAGATTGATGGGCATGAATTTGCCTTCAATAAGAACAACGCTATCGGTAACTGGCTAGATAAGAACTTTGCTTTGATTACAGAGCTTAAGCAACTGAACGCCCTTGACCATGGAATTGGTCTAGGACAGTTTGGTGGTATTAACTCTCAGTACATCAACACCATCTTGAACATGTTCGCGCCGCAGGCTATTACCTCTGATAACGCTTCACAGGCTACCAAGCTCCTTAAGGGCTTGATTCCAGCATGGTCAGAGTTGAACGCTTTGCTTGTGGGTTACAACCCAGAGACTGGTCAGAACGTATGGGGTCAGGGAACTTTGCCAGAAACGGCACAAGCCGGATGGCTTAAGATCCTTAACGAAGCACAGCATTTCGCCAACTTTGTTAACTCTGACATCTTCAAGAATCCTCCTCGTCGTGCTATTAACTACTCAAACACGACTAGCGATCTAGGACAAGTTCAGCAAGGTCTTGACTTTGTCACCTTGGCTAAGTCTTACTTGGCTCCGGCTATTAGCCGTAAGTTGACATGGGCTCAAGCACTTCCAGCTGGAACCTACATTCCACGTACAATCGAAAACCTTAAAATCAATGCTTCAAGTATTGAGAAGTACGCTGGTTTGCTTTATCCAGCTTATGAAGCTGGCGGAAGCACAGCTGCTTATGAACTAAAGAATGATGCTCTTACCAAGACAATGAACCGCTTGGATCAGTCTAACGACTGGAACTATGCCAACTATCAATCATTCTTTGATCAAGCAACCGTAGTCCTAAATAAGATCAATACAACCAAGGACATCAACACAGTGGCTGCTGATACTCAGAAGATGCGTGATAAGGCAGTGGCGATTGCCATGGGAACGCCTACATCTAAAGCCGATCCGCGTTTCTTGGGCTTCTACAAGAAGTTCTATCAATCTACTTTTGGACCTATTGAGGAAGTGAAGTAATGGCTAAAACATTTGCTCGTAGTTCAGCTACTACAGATACCAAAGCTGCTGGAGCGTTAGGTATTGGTCCCGGTACTATGGGTGGCAGTAGCCAAACCACTACCACAGGAAACACCCAGACAACTACAACAGGCACTGCTCCTGCAGGTCTTGCTGCAGATACTGGTGGTGTTATCACCACAGGTACAACGACTTCAGCTACCAATGCTTGGAAGACAGCTCAATACCCAACCAAGATGCCTAACGGCAAGACAATGGTTGGATCAGATGGTAAGCCTTTGCCATCTACAGTTGACGGTCTTACCTACATGGCTTCTTTATTCTTGTCAGCTAACCAGAACATGGCTGATACTCTGCGTACGAACGCAGCAGCTGGCGGTTACTACGATGCTGCTGGCATTAAGAACTACCAACTCAAGCTAGGTTCTAAGTTCACTACAGCCGATGCAACAGCCCTTCAAGGTGCTATGCAACAGGCTAGCAACCCTACATCTGGTCTTAGCCAAGGTGCTCCTGTAGACATTAGAGCATTTATGGGACAGCAAGATTCCATTGCTTCTAGCCCTTACTTCGCTAACAGCACTTACAGCCGTATCAGCCGTGACCAACCTAACGTCGTGGCTAGCAATAACGTGGTTAACGATCTATTCCTTCAGTTCATGGGACGCAAGGCTAGTGATCAAGAACTGGCTGCCTATGGCAACGCATACCTCAAGTATGCCGCTGCTAACCCAACCATGAATGAGACAGGTTCTACCAGCTATACCCCGGCTACTAACCCAACTAGCGGAACAGTATCCCGTGTTAAGTCTGGTCAGACCTACAACTCAACAAGCAATGACCTTACCGAGAACCAATTCGTAGAGAATTCGATTCGCCAATCAGGTGAATACAACGCCTACACCGCAGCTGGTACTGCATTCGACATGATGCAGAAGCTAGCCACATCTAATATGGCAGGAGTATAATGGTTGACAAGAATAAAAAACCAGTAAGCACTTCTGCTTCAACATCTGCAGAAAATGTAGTAGGCGGTTTACTTCAAGGCATCAACGCTACTCAAAATATCTTATCCAACCAGTATTCTGGAGCTTATTCTTTCTGGCATCAAGACGATGTAAAAGACCCTAACACTGGCAAGAAGTATTCTCCTAAAGGATCTCTTGGCTGGGTACTTCAGACAGCCATTGACAAGGGCTACCTTCAGGCTTCTGATCCGACCAACTTTGACAACCTGTTCAAGTCTAGCGACTGGTACAAAGCCAATGGTGGTCAAGGACTTCTAGCCGCTGAAGCCCAGTTTACAAACCCTGCTAACTATCAAGCTGCCTTTGAAATCCGCAAGCAAGCCATTCAAGCAGAGGCTATCAAGCTAGGTTATACCCTTCCTGATGACAAGAATCTTAATGATCTTGTCACTGGTTCGATGTACCAAGCCTTTGATGCAAGCGTCTATGGATCATCTGATTACCAGACCAAGCTCCAGTCTAAGATCACTCAGACTGCAGTTAACTCCAAGATCCCTATTACTGCTGGTGCTGGCATCACCACTGAGCAAAGCCTTCGTAGCTATGCTCAAGATATGGGTGTCAATGTAGGCGATGATTATGTTACTTCGGCTGCCAATGCGGTCAATGATCCTAGCTCTGGTGCAACCATTGAGACTTATCAGCAACATCTTCGTGATATGGCTAAAAGCCAATACTCAGGATTCGCTGGGCTGATCGACAAAGGCATGACCATGAAGCAGATCGCTGATCCTTATGTTCAGCAAATGGGCAGCATCCTTGAATTAGATCCTGCATCTATTGATTTCTCAAAAAATCCAACAATTCAAAAAGCCTTAGGTACGACTATCGGACCAGACGGTACTGCGACTCCCACATCTATGTGGCAGTTCCAGCAGAACCTTCGTTCTGATCCTCGTTGGCAGTACACGAACAATGCCCGTGACACAGTTACTGGTATCGCACATGGCATTCTTAAAGACTTTGGAGTGGCAACCTGATGGCAACACAATCAGCTGCTTTACAAGCAGCATTTGCTAAAGAAGCAGCAGCCAAAGTTAAAGCAGCAGCGTCAGCTGCTAAAGCGGCTGCATCTAAAGCCATTGTTCAAGCTGACATTGCAGCAGGGCTTAACCCTTTTACAACGATTACCAGCTCAAGTGGAGTCAAAAGCCAAGTAGTTCCTGTTAATACAGGTGGCGGTTCTTCTGCTCCTGCAGGTGGCAAGACAGTGGTTGGCAGTAGCACATCGGTTAACGCTCAAGGACAAGATGTAACCACCATTACATACTCAAACGGTACGACTAACGTCACTACTTCTTCAGGCTTAGATGCTGGTGTGCAGACACAGCGTCAAAGTGTCTACGACACGGTTAACGCTCTTTTCACTTCTTACGGTATCTACAAAACAGATCCTGTGACTGGTCAGCTTGATTCATCATCAGCTGCCCTGCAAAATATCATTAAGAACGATGCCATGGGTGGCATGAGTTCCGATGCTATCAGCCTTGATCTTCAGACCAGCCAAGCGTACATGACTCGTTTCTCAGGAAACACTCAGCGTCTTAAAGCTGGACTTAACGTTTTGTCTCCTGCTGATTATCTCGATTACGAAAACCAGATCACAGGTATGATGAAGGATGCTGGACTTCCACCTCAGTACTACACACAAGCTGCTATCGGTAACCTTATCGGTTCTGACCTTAGCACCTCTGAGGTTCAATCTCGTATCAACCTAGCACAGGCTAGCGTAGCTAACGCTGACCCGTACTATACCGCAGCTTTGCAGCAGTACTACGGCATCAGCTCACAGCAGATGGTAGCCCATGTATTGGATCCTACGATCTCAAGCACCTTGCTTCAAGAGCAAGTCGGATCTTCACAGATCGGTGCTGAGGCTGCTCGTCAAGGACTGGCTAACACAGTGGCTAACAGCCAAGCTCTTTATGGAGCTGGCGTTACCCAAGCCACAGCCCAGACAGGCTTTGGCAAAGTAGCCAATGTGCTTCCTGCAGCTACCAACATTTCTAACATCTACGGCAATCAGACTGGCTTGAATTACAACCAGCAGAGTGCCGAACAGCAATACCTACTGAACAACGGACAGGCAGCCCTAACCCAACAAAAGCTTAGCGCCTATGAAACCGCTAACTTCCAAGGTCAATCAGGCATTAACCCTAACGTCCAAACCTTGAGAAAGTCAATGCAAGGTAAGTTCTAAACAGAATCCTATCTCACACACCGGCAGAGATAGCGTACATAGACCGGTAGTAGAAGCCACGTCATTTCCCCGAATGGTCCGTGCGGTCTGCGATACACATAACAGAATGGGAGAACGGTTGCTATGGCAACAAACGATTGGGACGATGAAGATGACTTTGATCTCGAAGATCAGAGCTTGAATAACAACAATTCATCTAGCGGTGATGACCTTGTTAAGAAGTTGCGTAAAGCACTTCGAGCAAAAGAGAAAGAGAACAAAGACCTCGCTGAGCGCTTTGAGTCAGTATCCAAAGTACAGCGCGAGCAAATCGTTCATAAAGTCCTTGATCAACAGGGTGTCAGTCCTAAAGCGGCACGACTTATCCTAAAAGATTTAGACAGCGTTAACGAGGAGTCAGTCAATAACTGGCTCGATGATAATGCGGATCTTTTTGGGTTGACTGTGCAAAAGCAGGCAGACCCTCAACAGCAAATTGACCGTGCGGCATTACGCCAGCAGGACATTGCGACGCAGGGTGCAGTAACACCCGGCCGTGACGAAGATATTGCAGCAAGGGTCGCTAATGCTAGCGAGTCCGAACTGCTCGAAATGATTCGCAGCGGAAACTTTTAATAACAACCCAACTCTAACCTTATAGGAGGTGCAACATGGCTAACGCTTATACAAATACTGGCTCGACCAGTCTTGGCGGTACAGTCGGAAGTGCTGGTTTAGTTCAGAAGGCGTACGATCGCCTTATCGAATTCCAGCTTCGTGCTCAACCTCTTATCCGTAACATCGCGGATAAGACACCAGCACGTCAAAGCATCCCGGGTTCATCTGTTGTATTGCAACGTTACGTTGACTTGACACAACAGACCAACTCTCTTACAGAGACAGTTGATCCGGATGCAGTAGCGCTCGCTACACCAACATACACAACCATTACTCTTGCCGAGTATGGTAACGCAGTGCTCGTAACACGTGCGTTGGAACTCTTCAGCCTTGCTGACGTAGATCCAGCTATCGCTAACATCATCGCGTTCAACATGGCAGACTCGATCGATACAGTTGCTCAGAACGTTCTCTCTGCAGGTACAAACGTACTTCGTCCGGGAACAGTTACATCAACTGCTACATTGACTTCTTCTTCAACATTTAACTCAGCTACTGCCCGTAAGGTCACAGCTAAGCTACGTACAAACAAGGCTATTCCTCGCAAGGGTAACATGTACGCTGCGTACATCCACCCAGAGGTTGCTCTTGATCTCCGTGCCGAAACAGGCGTCGGATCTTGGCGTCAGCCACACGAGTACCAAGCTGCAGATGAGATCTGGGCTGGCGAGATTGGTTCGTACGAAGGTGCGTACTACATTGAGTCACCTCGTATGTTCTCAGCTAAGACAGGTGCTGCTCAGTCTACATGGACAACAGCAACTTCAACTTCTGCTGCTTCAGGTGCTACAACAATCGCAGTAACATCTGCTACTTCAGGTGCGTTGTCAATCAACGTCGGAGATCAGGTTGCTGCTACAGGTATCGCTGCTAACACAACTGTTACAGCTATCGATTCAACTGGCCTTATCTGGACACTCTCAGCTGCTGTTACATCAGCTGGTGTCACATCAGGTGCAACAGTTACCGTGACTCCAATCACAAAGGTATTCAACACCTACTTCGCTGGACAGCAAGCTCTGTCTGAAGCCGTAGCCGAAGAATTCCACGTTGTGATCGGTCCGGTCGTTGATAAGTTGATGCGTCAGCGTCCACTTGGTTGGTACGGAGTAGGCGGCTGGGCGATCTATCGTCAAGAGTCACTATACCGTGTCGAATCATCATCAAGCATTGACTACGTGTAACCACTAGTAATTGATTGACTGCAGGGCTGGGTAAACCCCCAGCCTTGTGGCCTTTTAATTAACAGACTATTAACCAAGGAGTGCCATGACTCAGTATTACTTCACTGGTCCTACGACCTCCGAAGGTCCAGCCGGTGGCGGACGCTTGTTTATCCGCTTTCGCCTAGACCGCGGTATCACACTTTTACGCATGAATAACGTCTGGACTGAGATTCGTTACCCCACCGAAGATCAGACTGGCGCAGCCGATTACGTCCTTTGGGGCGGATATAAGAACGTCATCAATCAGGAGATAGCAAATGAGCTCACAGCAGCGGGGTACGGGGACTACATCATTCCAATCAACGAATGGCCTTACACCTCATAGTCACGTTAGCAAGGTCTTGAAATGGCAGTACGACCTTATAGACGGAGACATGAAGCAGAAGGTATCCCTTTACGGATGCACAAAATGCGATGAAACATCATTGGTTCCTTTTAGGGAACCAGATCAAGTTACCGAGCATGACGGTCATAAGTCCTTTGTGGATGGATGCTTTGGTTGCAAGATCAAGACACTTGAACTAGCCACAGGTGATGCTGCAGGTCACATCATCGAATCTGGCACCACTCAAAAGAAGTGGGACAAAGAATTGGATAAATACCGAGACGCTAGACGTCAAGGTATTAAGCCCGAAGGTACCAGCACCGCTGCTATCGAGAAGGCTATCCAAGCGTCGGAGGTTCTCAATAAACCTTATGACGGCGAAACTATGCCTAAAGCAGCTTACATCAATGAAAAATCAGTAGAAGTCTTTAAGGAAGTAGGAGCAGTATAAATGTGTATGACATGCGGTTGCGGTGAGCAACCAGTAACAATCACAGCACCAGTCAGAGTTGCACCGGGCCAAGATGTTTCAATCATCAAAGGTTTCGATGTACCACCCCCATACGGAAAAGGAAAATAACATGGCAGACATGATGAACCCAAGCACACGTAGTGCTTACAGCGATTTCTCTGCAGCTAACACAGCAGACTTCAAAGGTGGGGTTGCACCAGCATCAGCACCAGTAGCACAACCATTTGATGGAGTTAAAGGCTCTGTTATGGGTGGAGAAGTTGTAGAAGGCGTATACGTACAGCCTGAAGCAGGACGCCAACACTAATGGCAAAAGCTAGCAACATGGGCAAAATGATGCTCAGCACTGCTGGTACTCCTGCAGTGACAGTTCGCGTTAAAGCCGCGGACAACAAGAAAGTTAACACAAAAGACTTCGGTCATGTAGCAGGTAAGCGTTAATGGCTGCTGCTAAAAAAGGCATGGGTTTTGCGGCAGCGCAAAAGTCCATCGCTAAGAAGCAAGGAATCCCTATGGAGAATGCTGGCGCGATCCTCGCAGCCGGTGCTCGTAAGGCATCACCTGCAGCAAAGAAGAAGAACCCTAATCTCAAGAACGTTCTTCCTGCTAAAAAAGGTAAGTAATCGAATCCCTGCTTCCTATTCGGGGGCAGGGCTTCTTAACAAGAAAGGTAAGTAATGGCTACCTATGGTACAGCCGTCTATAACGGCACAACCTATACGCTCTACGGTTTCCCCGGCTCTTCTATCCGAGATGAATTTAACCGCCTAGCTAATGGTGGTACTTACCCAAGTCCCGCTGCATACCTAGATGTCCAAGGTGCTTGCAACAACTGGACAGGTGCCCCAGCAGGCACAGGCGTAATCGCTTCCCTGAACTACAAGGTCAGCGCTACCCGCCCTCCTAAAGATTATCGTGAAATGAACTCAGTACTTGCTGAGATTTCTGGAATTGGAACCATTGGTTCCCCATCAACTTACGTCGAAGCGGTCACCGCATTAAGGACTATTGCCTCCTAATGACAACTCTTGCTGACCTAATCAACGATACTAAACTTAACATCCAAGGCTTCACCTATCGTCAGGATCGCTCTACTTACCTGACTCAGGCTTGCACCTCTGGAGACCTACTCATTTATGTAGGCGATACTCAGAACATCGGCACAGGAATCATCGAGATCGATGACGAACTGATGTGGGTAGATGCTTACGATCGTCAGGCTAACACCGTGACCATCGCTCCTTTCGGACGTGGCTACAACGGTACAACCGCTGCTGCACACTCAGCCAATGCTCAGGTTATTGTTACCCCGACCTTCCCACGCGTAGCAGTTACCCGTGCGATCAACGACACCATCTCCGCTGTATACCCAAAGGTATTCGGAGTTGGCTCTACAGACTTCAGCTTCTTGGCATCTCGTACTACCTACCAGATCCCTTCAGAGGCAACCCAGATCTTGCACATGTCATGGCAGACTGTTGGTCCTACAAAGGAATGGCTACCTATTCGCCAATGGCGTTGGGATCCGCTAGCAGATCAGGCTACTTGGTCAGTTGAATCCCCTGATGGATTCACCCCGGGCTATGCCAAGACTGTCTCACTTTATGACAACATCCTTCCGGGTCGTACAGTTCACTGCGTCTATGCCAAGCAGCCATCGCTCCTTGTCAACGAGACAGACAACTTTGAGGCTGTAACCACCCTTCCATCTTCTATGCGAGATGTCATCATCTACGGTGCTACTTACCGCTTGTCATCCTTTATCGATCCAGCACGTATGTCTATTACCTCTGCTGCTGCCGATGAATACGATTCCAAGCGTCCTTATGGCACAGGTATCAATGTGACCAAGCAGCTACAAATGATGTACCAGCAACGCCTTGAGGACGAGTCCTTGAAGCAGAAGCTTAATTACCCTACCCGTACCCACTACTCTCGATAAGGTAGACGATGACAGCCCAGACACCTCGTAAGTACTCCTCGCGGTCCCAACAGACCACTCTTTCATCTACTCTTATCGATACAGCTACGGTAGCCTCTGTTAACTCAGCGACTACCTTGCTTGGTGGAGTAACAATCTCAGCGGGTCAAACCTTTACCATTGTTATTGATCCAGATACATCACTTGAAGAAATTGTAGATATTACTGCCGTCTCTGGCAATAACATCACAATCACTCGTGCAGTGGATGGATCTACAGCACAGGATCACTCAGCTGGTGCCGTTGTCCGTCACATGGTTATCGGTCGTGACCTTCGTGAAGCCAATACCCACGAGGTGGCTACATCAGGAGTTCATGGGCTTACAGGTAACGTAGTAGGCGATAGCGACACACAGGTACTTACCAACAAGGATCTGTCCAGCTCTACCAATACATTGTCGACATCTGTGGTTACCCTTACAGGTACCCAGACTCTGACCAACAAAACTTTGACATCGCCTACCATCAATGGCGGTACTGTCAGTTCTGCCACTGTGACTAGCGCTACTATCGCATCTGGTACCTTGGGATCTGCTCTTGCAGCCGGTGGTTATCAGATCCATAACATGGCTGACCCAGCATCTGCACAAGATGCTGCTACCAAGAACTATGTAGACGCTCAGATTACTAACCTTGTTAACGGTGCTCCAGTTAGCCTGAACCAACTTAACGAGTTGGCTTCTGCTATCAACAATGACCCTAACTTCAACACCACTCTTACCACTGCCCTAGGAACCAAACTTCCTTTGGCTGGCGGTACCATGACCGGTGCTATCAACATGGGTACCCATCAGATTAATAACCTTGCTACGCCTTCAGCATCTACCGATGCTACTACCAAGGGTTACGTAGATAGCATCTTGGGATCTGCTACAGCCGCTTCTACAAGCGCCGCTTCTGCAGCTACCTCTGCTACATCTGCTGCTGCTAGCCAAACTGCTGCTGCAACTTCAGCAACATCTGCTGCTGCCTCAGCAACTGCTGCAGCAACCAGCGCCACAAGCGCTGCTGCTAGTGCAACCACTGCTGCTACTTCTGCCGGCACAGCAACTACTCAGGCTGCTAACGCTGCTACCTCAGCCAGTTCTGCAGCTACATCGGCATCGTCTGCTGCTACTAGCGCTACCAGTTCTGCTACTTCAGCATCAGCTGCTTTGACATCTGCTAACTCAGCATCCCTGTCTCAGACTGCCGCTGCTACATCAGCGACTAGCGCTGCTGCATCTGCTACGGCTGCTGCAACATCGGCTACTTCAGCTGCTGCTTCGGCTACCGCTGCTTCTAACTCAGCCACAAACGCTGCAACTTCTGCTTCTAGTTCCCTTGCTACTTACAACACGTACAAGACCTATTACCTAGGATCGTTTGCTTCAGCGCCTACTTTGGATAACCAAGGCAATGCCCTTATCAATGGTGCTACATACTTCAATAGCGCAAACAACACAATGTTTGTGTACAGCACTGGCACAACCTCATGGTCGGCTATTTCTTCTACCTCTGCGGTAACTAACGTTCTTGGTACAACAGGTAACATCACCAGCACAGGTGGTTCTGCTCCTACCATCAACCTTGCTACTGCAGGTACAGCCGGTACCTACGGACATCCAAGCACAATGACAACGGATGCCTATGGGCGTGTAACTAGCGTCACAGCGGGCACTGTCACAGGTACTGGTAACTATGTCCTTCAGACTAACCCAACTTTGACTTTGCCTACTATTGGCAATGCAGTCTTTGGTCTAACTAACGTATCTGTATCTGGCGGTACAACCAACCTATCGTCTTCAGATAACCAGCAGATCTACTTTAGTGCCAACGGTTCTAATAGCAGCCACACAGTAGTCTTGCCTAACACGGCTACCCTTGCTGTCGGTGAGTATTTCGACCTTACCAACATCACGCACCTTGGCACCAATGCCAACGTGACTGTCAACCTTTATGGTGGCACAAACCTTGCAACCTTGTACCCATCACAATCTGTTGTGGCTACAGTGCTTTCTACCAGCTCCAACACCTCTGGTGCTTGGAACCTGTTCTATGATGGTTCTTCTACCGCTACTGGTACAAGCGCAGCAGTATTCTCTATTAGCCCTACCCTTGTAACACCTAACATTGGTGCAGCAACTGGTACATCATTAACTGCTACTGGAACAGTAACAGGTAATGCTGTCGCTGCTACTGGTCTTACAGGTGCTACTACCAACACGGTTCGTTTGGTTGGCGCTACCTCAGCAGGCGCTCCTACATCGGGCACCTTTGCAGTAGGCGATCTTGTTATCGATGACACTGGAACACTATGGATCTGCACTACAGCAGGTACACCGGGTACATGGGTACCTGAAATCTCAGCTAGCCTTACTGTTCGTTCGGCTACGGCTACTGCTGGCACAGGCGAGTTTACAATCTACGGTACTTCTGGTACTGCTAGCCAAACCATTACCCTGCCTGCCACAGCACTTAACGGCAGCATCTATCAAATCAAGAACATCTCCCCTTATCCAGTAAACATCAAGGGTGGAACTAACTCAGTCTCAATCTCAGGAACTGTTTACTCTGCTTCAACTTCTTACACAGTTCCTGTAAATACTTACTACTCGTTTGTTTACTCTGGCAGCATTTGGTATTGCTTTGGCACTACTGATCTTGCTCAAATGGGTGGATCTCTTACTGCACCAACTCTAAACAATTCAACCCTTACTGGAACTTTTACAGCCTCTTCTACCTCTGGTACGAGTGGTCAAGTCTTACAATCTACTGGTACTGGTGTACAATGGGCATCAGTGTCATCCGACCCTAACCCTCAAATCTTCATGCTGATGGGAGCATAAGTAATGACAACAACATACAAGGTGCTGGCACAAAACAATCCGTCAGCCACAACACAGACCACACTTTACACTTGTGGTGCAGCCAGCGGTGCAGTTGTATCAACTATCACCATTTGCAATCAAGCATCTTCTGCAGCCACATATCGTATTGCTGTTCAACCAGCAGGCGCAAGCCTAGTGGCTAAGCACTACATAGTGTATGGAGCAACGGTACCAGCATCTGATACTACAACTCTTACGCTAGGTATTACTTTAGCCAATACAGATGTTCTCAGCATTTATGCATCATCTGCTACTTTGTCATTCAACGCATTCGGAAGCGAGTTATCATAATGGCAGCTAATACAGTCAGCACAACCACTATTAACCCTTGGCAAACCATTGCGACAATAACCGTTACTGCTACAACATCTAATACAGTTATTACTAGTTTATCAGGTTACAAAACTTTAATGATAGTTTGGAATAGTGTATTCAACGCTTCGGCAGATAGCCCATTGATTCAATTTAATGGAGTAACAAGCGGTTATTCATCAATTTCTACCGGTATTGGTGGCAGTTTGGCTGCCACTAATGGAATTATATTAAATAGTTATAATTATTCAGGACAAACAAATATAGGTTATCTTGTTATAAATGATGTTTTATCTTCCGTTCCTAAAACAGTCAATGGATACGGTCAGGTTGCAACTAGCACTTATGCAGGTCCAATTTACGGATTTTGGAATAATACTTCTGCAATTACAAGTATAAATTTTACCACCCAAGGTGGTACAGCATTTAGCGCGGGTGGCACAGTAACTCTCTACGGAATCGCGGCTTAACCCATGCCATCACATGTATCACCTAACATAGGTAAAGTCGTAGACATTCCTAACAACATTCCAACTTCTGTAACCGGAACCGATAATGGAACTGGTCAAGGCGTAAGTGTTGCCTTTACTGGCAACTCGTCAACAACTGGTGGACCAGTTGCATATTACAAAGCAATTTCAACTCCGGGGTCTTTTAGCAATACATCTGGAACTAGTCCTATTGTTGTTAACGGTTTAACTAGTGGCGCTTCTTATACATTTCAAGTTGCAGCGGCTAATGCGACTGGTACTGGTCCGCTTTCCACTTCATCAGGAAGCGTAACAGTAATTGCATTGCCATCAATTACATTAGGTACAAGGTATTCTGATGCAACATATTACTACAGTTATTATGGAAGCAGTCAAACAATTAGCGTTACTAATGGTTCCATTGTTGGTGACATATTTATTTTTGCTGGCGGTGGTGCTGGTGGTTCTAATAACAATGCTAGACCGGGTGGCGGAGGCGGTGCAGGTGGTTACTACTTATACTCTACTCAAACATTAACTACTGGTAGTTATGTAATAACCGTTGGTGGCGGAGGAACGGGAACTATTACTACTCAGGGAACAGACGGAAGTTCTTCATCTTTTGCTACGGGTTACTCAAGCCCTACTGGTGGTGGAGTTGGTGGTTATTACAACAGCGGAACGCCATCTGTAGATAACGGTGGCTCTGGTGGTGGTGGCTCAGTTCCAAGCACTGCACCTGCTTATGCATCGGGAGGTACAGGTACCTCAGGTCAAGGATACAACGGCGGTCGCGGTTATCAATATGCAGGTAACTACAGTCAAATGGGTACTGGCGGCGGTGGTGGTGCTGGCGGTGCTGGTGGAGATGGTTCTGCTACTGCTTCAGCAAACTCTGGTCATGGCGGCTCTGGCGGCTCCGGCTCTAATCCTTGGGGTACATTACCTTTAGGAGCAATTCTTGGTGGTGGAGCAGGCGCTGGGTATAGTTCGGGAGGTTCTGTTTCGGGCTACGGAGGAACTTCTAATGCTGGATATACAGGAGCTGGTAATGGGGGTAATGGCTCATACGGCGCTGGTGGCGGTACAAACGGTTTTGGTGGTGGCTCTTCTGGCAGTTATGTGGCTGGCAATGGCGGCTCTGGCGGAGTTATTATTCGATACACTCGTTCACAAGTAGGAGGATGATAATGGCACATTTTGCTGAAATAGATTCAAACAATACAGTAATACGCGTTCTTGTTATTCCCGATGAACATGAACACAGAGGGCAAGATTACCTTGCTACAGATTTAGGTCTTGGCGGTACTTGGCTTCAAACTTCTTACAATACAAAAGGTGGAGTTCATTACGGTCAAGACGGGCATCCAGACGAAGGCGTTGCTTTCCGCAAAAATTATGCTGGTCCGGGAATGACTTATGATGTAACGCGGGATGCATTTATTCACCCATCTCCTTATCCATCATGGAAACTTAATGAAACTACATGTCACTGGGAGGCACCTACCCCTATGCCTACTGATGGAAGAATATATGAATGGGTAGAAGCAGACCTTAACTGGCAAGTTGTTGAGTTGCCAGCAGATCCTGCGGCTCCAACTGCTTAATGCTTGATGAGATAATCCCTTTACGCCGTACCGTTGAGGACGGCGTAGAGTTTTTTGAGATAAACGATTGGTTGTAATACCAGCCCCGCTTAACTGGCGGGGCTTTTTCTTTTAGAGGAGGAACTATGTCGGGTTTTGACATCACCGAAGGACGCGCCGAACGGTCCATTGCGGTAGACATTGGTGTAGTTCTAGGTCAGACATGGCAGAACACGGACATTGACTACGATGTAGCTATCGGTGGCGTTCCATTCCTCGTCAACCCTACAGCCGAGCATCCTTATGAGCGTGACACTACGCAGTTCCGTAAGAACCAGTATGACACTCAGCGTGATCCGGGTGAGCAGTCACTTACTAACTGGTGGCTTCGTAGCCAGTCTTCATTTCACGCAGGCAATGGCATCACATTCTACGACCCATTTGCCAACCCATTCTCGGTTTCCTTGGCATCTAACTCGTACCGCTTCAAGGAGTCTCTAGGACTCAACGTCATGGAGTTTGGTCAGGTAACAATCCTCAACCGCATGAACCAGACTCAGACTACGACCAATGCTATACAGCTTGAGTCGGTAGTCATCGGTGGTAACGACCGCCTCCTCGTCTTGGACAGCAACATCAAGGTTACTGACGGCACAACATCTGCCATGTCCACCTTAGTTACCGCTGCCTCTACTTCCTACCCAATCCAAAGCATCGCTAACGATGGTACCAATGTCTACTACATCGACAACGGACACATCTACCAGCAGATCATGGATCTATCTACCTCTGCTGTAGCGCTTTACCCAGCCCCAGCATCTTCTAGCATTACCTCATCCAGACTTGGATGGGCTAAGCAGCGTCTAGTGGCCGCTATTAACAACAACGTTTATCAGATCACAGGCACTGGCGCATCCCTGCCTACCCCTGTCTACGCACATCCTAACCCTCACTGGAAGTGGACTGACATCTCAGAAGGTGGCGTAGCGATCTACGCATCTGGTTATGCCGGTGCTAACTCAGCAATCTACAAGTTCGTCCTTGATAACACTGGCGCTATGCCTGTCTTGTCCGTAGGACAGGTAGCAGCACAGCTTCCAGCAGGCGAGCAAGTGCTCTCTATGTATGTACACCTAGGAACCTACATCTGTATCGGTACCAACAAGGGCGTACGCATCGGCACACTCGATGCTACGACAGGTGACATCACCTACGGTCAGATCCTTAACAGCCAGCCAATGCGCGTCACTGGCTTTGCTGCACAGGATGGCTTTGTTTGGGCTGCTGGTACTGTTTCTGACGGCGTGGATTCCTACTCTGGTTCTATGAAGATCGATCTTACAGACTCGATCGACAACCTGATGTACGCCATTGCTCAGGATGCTTACGCTGAAACGCTTCAAGATGGCGTAGTTACAGACATCGCATTCTTTGGTACCACCAATCAGCTCTGCTTCATCGGTGCTACAGATGCCACAACCTCTACCCCAGTCATCGGCAATCTTGGACTATGGGTGCAATCTACAACAGAGGTTTACCCATCTGGTTGGCTGGATACTGGTTACATCCGCTACAACATGCTCGAACCTAAGAACTTCAAGCGTGTCCTTGGACATGCAGATGTAGGCGTAACCCAGACCAGCGAGACGCTAGGTGGAGTTACCAAGGGTTCTGTAACCATCCAGACCTTTGATGAGATGGGCAACTACTACACAGTTATTACTTACGACAACAACACGGGTACTCCAGAAGCAACCATCTCTCAGCCAGTAGGAGCGCAAGCTGCCATGGGACTGCGGTTCCAGTTGAACCGAGATGCTACTGATTCCGGGCTGTCTCCTATCCTCAAGGGATACCAACTTAAGGCTGTACCTGCTACCCCTCGTACTCGTACCATCAAGATTCCTTTGATGTGCTACGACATCGAGAAGGATAAGTACTCAGGTGAACTTGGCTATGAAGGTCAAGCTCGAGACAAGCTCTTTGCCCTTGAGCAGATCGAAGATGCCGGTGACGTGGTCACCTTCCAAGACTTCCGCACAGGAGAAACTCAGCAATGCCTTATCGAGTCTCTTAGCTTCATCAACGTAAAAGCCCCAGATCGACGTCTTACCAACTTTGGTGGCTTGTTGATCGCAACTATCAGAACGGTATAGCAGATGCTCAAGGCAACCAGCGACGCACTTGTCAATCAGGTCAACTTCTCTGGCACTATCTACTACTACTTTTTCGTCTTTGCTGGTATTGCCACTGCCCTCGGTGTCTTCTTTAGACACTACCTTACCAAGACCATCAAGGAAGAGAACGAAAAACTTTTCACCATCATCCATGAGATGGATCGACGTACTAGCCGTATTGAGTACGCCCTATACAACGATGGCAAGACCGGCTTGATTAACAAGGTAGATGCATTGGTCGAAAACCAGCAAGTAATCCGTACCGACGTCGAGGTAATGAAGGCGAGGTACCATGACTAACCCGTTCAAGCGTAAGTACATCCACGAGACTACTGGAGATGTGCTCACCTTTAGCGAGCAGATTTCATGGAAAATCCAAGGCATTATCCGTAACTGGTACTTCGTCATCCTTTGGTCAACTGTCACCTTAGTCTGGTGGTGCCAACCTACATGGTTCACCGACACCCATGCCTACATCAAATGGATGAACCTAGCTTCATGGCTAGCAGTAACCGTAGAACTGGTCATCGGTATCGCCATGATTGGTCAGACCAAGCGTGATGCCCAGATCATCCGTGCTATGTACAAGATGTTACCTGAAATCCAGCAAGCCCTTGAATATATCCGCAAGCTCGAAGAGCGTGAGATCGACATGATTGGGGAACTACATGAATGATTACAAACCAAGAATTGGAGACTACGGTGTCATTAGAAGCACTGGACTTTTTGCTCGACTCATCCAAGTCGGAACTGTCTCTCGGTGGAACCATGTGTTTATCTATGTTGGAGATGGGAACATTGTTGAGGCAACTCCCAAAGGAGTAATCCTTAGCCCTGTATCTAAGTACAACCTGATCGCTTGGAACCAACACGAAGAGTTAGATAGCAAAGAGCGTTATGTCATTGCTGACTTTGCTATGTCCAAGATCGGACAGCCTTACAACTTCATCGTCATCGGCAACATTGCACTTCGTATCCTAGGACTCAAGATTCTCGCTAAGACCAAACTTATGTACCGCTGGGCTCAGGCTACCAAGGGCTACATCTGCTCTGAACTAACAGCTGAAGCCTACGAAGCAATCGGTGAGAACCTCTGCAACAAAAACGCAGACTTGACAACCCCCGGTGATCTAGCAGAAAGACTGGTGTACCAGTGACCTATCCTTTTATCGGAGCTAAACACTTCACAGCAGGACGTGGTGGCAAGACCCCACGCCTCATCGTCGTTCACACAATGGAAACCCCAGAGAGCAACGGACGCGCCTATCAGGTAGCACAATGGTTTGCTGGGCCATCTAGCCCGCAAGCATCTGCTCACTACATGGTAGACAACTCAGAGATCTACCAGTCTGTTCTCGAGGAAAACACAGCTTGGGCAGTAGATGATTTTGAGCTTAACCAAGAATCTATCTCTATCGAACACGCAGGACTAGCAGCACAAAGCGAAGCAGATTGGCACGACCATTACTCACTTGCTGAACTAGCGCTTAGCGCAAAGCTAGCAGCAGACATCGCTCATCGTCACGGCATTCCTATCGTCAAGCTAACCCCGGCTGACATCCTTGCTGGCAAGTCTGGCTTCTGTGGTCACATCGACATCACCTTGGCTAAGCACATTGCTGGTGGGCATACCGATCCGGGAACTAACTTCCCATGGATTGAGTATCTTGCCAAGGTACAATCCCAACCCCACTAAAGTCCTGACACACGCCCACTGCTTCCGATGTGGGGTAGCCGGAGCGATACAATTAAGGCTCTGGATGGTTTACTGTCCAGACTGTTATCCAATAGCGCTAGAAAAGGACAAACAAAAATATGAGCAACGTAAGCAAAATAGAAGCGGTAGTCAAGCACTACCTTATGGCAATCGTCCCAGCCGAGACAGCAGCAATCGTTGACGGTCACGGATCAGAAGCCAAGCACATTGCATGGGCAGCAGCCCTTGCTACCTTCGGTCCTATCCTCGGAACATTTTGGAATAAGTACAAGGACACCAAGGACGCTATCGCCTTTATGAAGGCGTACAAGCAGTTCGCAACAGCGGTTACTCCTGCTCCTGTAGCAGCAGCACAGGCTGTGGCAGCGGCTAATCCGCTTCCAGAGACACCAGCACCTACCGTCTAGGATACCCTTAATCGGTTCGAGGATCGATTTTAAGCACTAAAAAGCCCGGCCTTAGTAGAAATACTAGGACCGGGCTTCTTTTTGCGTTCTATGCCCTGTCTGCTACCCCGGCAGCTAGAGCAATAACTGAGCCATTGGTACCAGTGTAGTACCCATAGGCGCCCTTAGGTAGGGTAAATGGGGCGGTCGGTACGCTGAGATGGCTGTACGGAGCGACTCCCTTAAGGTTATAGAAGGATGGGTGGGTGAAGTCGGGGCAAATCACGTTTGTGCCTAGGGCAGTTGTGATGAGATAGTTCCCGACTGTGTGATCGCAGATCTCCATGAGCCAGTTACGACCCAAGGAATCTTTGGCAGTCTTGTTGATCTGAGGATCAACCAGCATCTCTGCGATCTCGTGCATGGCTACTGCTGCGATTCCCGGTGTGTAGCTTGGCTTAGTGATTTGTCTACCCAAGATTGAAAGGCCTTTGACATACGTTCCCAGCGGGCTTCTCTTTCCGTAAGAATCGACTCGAATGTACGCGATTGGGATTCCGTTGACGGTTTCATGGTATCCGTAAGCGGTAGATTCCATTGCAAGATTTGGGAACTTGCTGACGAAGCAGACGTTCCAATCCGCAGTGGCTCTAGCGAGTCCCTGTGTAACGCTAAAGCCCGTGAGACCCCACGCTGTACAGACCTGCTGGGTGAATGATGCGATGGCGTTCGTGATGGGACCGATCTGTGTCCCGAGTGTGCCTGACTCATCGACTATGTTGATCGCTGGCATTATTCGGCAGCATCAATGGCGTCGTTGAAATCATTCTGCAGTTCGGCTAGTTTTTCTTCTAGCTCGATGACAGCGAGCCATAGCTCGTTGATCTCTACAACGTTTTCGAGATCTTCGCCTTCTTCTAGGAAGAGGTTGATGATGACTGTGAAGGCTAGCAACAGACCGATTCCTACGAATGATCCTGCTACTGAGATTAAAAAGTTGTGCATTTGTTTCTCCTTATCGGTGTGTCGGCTTGATTTTTTTTCCTGCTACAGTAAAATCGCCCATGTTGATGGGCGATTTTCTGCTCTGCTACTTAACAGTCTGTAACTGCTTACGTAGTTTGTATCTGTCCCGGAAGTACGTTCCAGCCCAGTAACCGTGCAGTTCTGGAATAGATACGGCATAGGCTAAGCATTCTGCTTTAACCGGACAGCTCTTGCAGAGCTGGACGATTGTCTTGTGTACGGTTTCTCCTACTTCAGGAAAAAATTCCTCGGTATCAATTCCCTCTTTATAGCAAGACGCTTCATCTCTCCAGAGATTCTCTCGACGGCTCATAGACCGAGCATTTCGATGATGTCTTCATGTCCACGCTTCTCAAGGTAAGCCTTGGCGAGAACGTAGTCTTTTTCAGTTGGTGTTGGAATTGAGTTCATTACTGCTGTACTGCCCATTAAGTCTGATGACATGTCATCCTCCGGTCTTGTAGAACCCTGTTCCATTGAACACGATTGGTACAGCGGAGAATACTTTGGTCATGGAGGTTTGGCAACAAACCGGCAATGTAGACTCGCCGAAGTTCATGTACACCTCAATGGTGGACCCACACTTCTCGCACTTAAAGTCGTAGTTAGGCACAATCAAATCCTTCATCTATAGGCGTGGGTGCGGTAGATGTAGCACCGCACATGGCACACTCCTGCAGCAGGTCATACCAGCCCACTGCACGAGTGTCTTCGTCCCACATTACGGTAATTTTGAACATTGCCGATCCGCAGATACAGGCAAAGGTAGGTATCTCTCCATCAAAGGAGAAATCAATCGACTGGTCGATCAGCATTCTTACGCTCCTCGTTGTCCCAGAACAACTTGTAGAAGTCAACGTCAAAGGAAAAGCGCTTCATGTGCTGTACTACTGCACCGGTGTGTGCGTAGAGTGGCACTTCTGCTTCTCGCATGAGTCGGAAGAAGTTGATGTCTTCAGATACGAACTTGTCACCAACGCCAGTCTCATTGAAGAACGGCGTATCGCCAAGTTTCTCTCGCATCTGCTTAGCAGCATTGCGGTGCATGAGCACCAAGCCAAAGCCAGCAGCACCGACACGAACAAGAGAATTAACTGGGAGTGGATGTACATAGGCAAGCTTGTAAGGGTCCTCGGTCCATGAGAAGAGAGATGGGAATGGCGTCATCAGTGCCTGCTCGTTCTCCTTGGAGATGAAGTAGGTACCGGAGATCACCGGACGTGCTACAGGATCTGCCTCATTCCAGAGCTTCTGTAGTACCTCTGGGGTTACCACGATGTCTGAGTCGATCCAGAGGATCCAGTCAAAGTCTGTGTAATCATACCAGTAATCAAAGGCGTTCTGACGCTGACGTCCGATCTGATTACCCTGCACACGCATGGCAGATCGAATAGGTACATTGCCAGCTAGGATCGAATAGACCAGACCTTCAGCAAACTTGCCGTCTACCGAGCCACCGTCGCACCAAGCGACGATGATGTTGTTATTCTTCGGCTTCGGCTTGTCTTGGTTCTGCACTGCCACTCGCTTCATCTCCGACTTGCTCTTGGTTGTCTTGGTCATCGTAAGGTTTCCATCCTCCTAGGTGTTGTACAAGTGATGCCAGCGAACGCTGGACTTTCATGCGAGCACCGTCAGGTGTCGTTGCTAGAGTCTCTGATAGTGCTTTCCAGTCCCCATGCTCCTTGCCAAAGGCAAGTCGTAGGATGTTCTGCTTAGCCTCTGAGAGTGCGTAGAACGCCTTGGCAATGTCAGCCCGTAGTACGAGCCAGTTCATGCCATCGCTTACCTCTCCCCCACCACCGAACTTAGAGTTCAGGTCTTGGATCTTGGCTGGCATCTCATAGGATTCTTGGATAATGCTTGGTAAAAATGCCTCGACTACCGAGGTGTCGTAGTAGTACAGATCAGATAAGTCGTATTTGATGATCTTGGCTTTCTCTCTTTCGCAGTACTTGAGCGCAGCGTTGCGAAGCGACTTAGCAATCAGCTTTTCACGCTCTTTCTCTGGGTATGACTGCCACTCCTTAAACTTGCGAGGATGGCTTACAAACCACATAAACATCTCTTGCTTAATGTCATTGATCTCTAAGACGTAATAGCGTCTCTTGTACTCCTGAGCCAGTTTTGAGACCATCTCGGAGTATTCCTCTACCCAGCTATCGTCTTGCTTCATGGAAGTTGGATTTCTCCCTTGACAATAGGTACTGCATAGGGTGTAACCTTTCGGTTATGTTCAACCAAGATACCGATACCTTGCTGCCAGTTAGCGATACCACTTGTAAGGTAGGATGCCTGCTTAATATCCATAAGGTGACCGACCTCAAGCCCGAAGATAGTATTGGTATCTCCATTGAGTCCGGTAGTTTCGTGTTGCAAGCCGAGCTTATGAGTGTGCCCGCATACAACGCTCTTGCCAAGTTTCTTCGCAAGGCTCATAGCTGTGCTGCCGGGAGTCTGGACGGAGCGACCTTCATCTCCATGTGCCATTACCCATCCGGGGAGAAGCTCCTTGAACCCGTGAAGGTATTGGATCTTAAGCTCATCATAACCGATAAGCTTTTCGACTTTAGTACTACGAAGACTATTAAGGGCAGGAGCGTACTTGTTGATGTACGTCTCGATGCGATCCGTATGGTTGCTGCGTTGAATTACAAACTTCTTATTCCAACCAAGGGCGATACGGAAGTCGAGCATTAAGTCATGCAAGCCATCTATGTCATCTTGTAGCGTGTCATTGTATTCTCCACGCATTCCTTTGTTCCAACGACTTGGCTGAGGAGCGTCAAGCTCATCTCCTACGCACCATAGTTCATCTGGCTTCTCATGCTTAACAAAGTCAATAACGGTCTTGATCGCTTTAGGGTCGTGGTATGGGTATTGGATGTCGCTTAGTACTACGATCTTCTTCATGCGGTCTACCTCTCCACCGACCATTTAGTCGGTGTGAGAAGTATGACACAGCAGATGTCCGTATTGTGAGATTTATCCTACTTGTCGCATGAGATTACGTACGGTTCCTTGTAGGGTTTTTAAGGTACCTGAATTGCTGATGTAGCAGTCTTCTTCGATTTCCTTGCTTGCATGCTCTGAGATGTGATCGTTGACCGGACCAACACCCGGACGCTCTACACGCCAGATCTTTCCATTCAATGCCCAGATAGCTTCCATCTCGTTAGGAAAGCGTACATCTGTAATTACATAGTCGTACCTAAGGGGGTCAACCATTTGAGCCATTGCTTGCTTGACCCAGAAGTCTTCACCAAAGACAGTGCGAGCACCTACGCCTAGAGTTTGCAATAATCTTCGCACTTCAGGATATTGTTTGACTTTATCCCAGCCACCACCCATGTCTACCGCATCTTTAAGATGGTATCCAAAATAGGGGTTAATCTCGTAGAGGAGTTCTTTGATCTTATCGGCAAAGGCAATACGGATAAAGCCGAAGTCTCTTACGAGAACCTCGGCTACTGAATCCTTACCCGACTGTGCGTATCCGCTAAGACCTATCAGCATCTTCAGCTGCCTTAAACTCAAAGTTGGTCATGTCTACCTTGCGTTCATTGAGCTTATCCCAGACTGCCTTGCCTTGACCTAGAGGTGCTGCAACAAGCAGCGCCGTCAATGCAATCAGTAGGTCTTCTCCTTTTTTGCGGTCTGTCTCATAAGCAAAATAAATGTCGTAAAGAGAACCAAAAAGATCCAATACTTTATCGTCCGAGATGGGAATCCCAATCGATGCTTCCATTGTTCTGACATGTTTCCAGATGCTCCTATCCAGCGGTAATACAATCTCTGATTCGCTCATCGATCCAGTCCTTTCCATACTTTAGTATGACGCTATTTACGTCTTCTCCCTCGGGCATTGGGATGACATTCACGTTGGAGAGTTCTCTACCAACCTTCTTGCCCATCTCACTACCAGCCTTGTCACCGTC